GAGAAAGTTCTTTTCTCGCACTTCTACATCATTTTCGTTACTGTCAAATATGTTGTTACGATACAACAGTTTTTGACTTTCGACAAGTTCTAGGAAGAACTCATCTGACAAATAGGCTCTAGCCCTCTCGGATTTGTTATAGGACATTAGGGATATTTGCCGTTGGTGATAGTTTTGCGCCTAGTTGCAAAGCCTTTAACTGAGCCTCATATTCAAACTCTTGTTTCTTAAGAGCCATAGTCATCTCAAACTCCTGCTGCTTAAGTGCAATCTGAGCCTCTGCCTTAACCTGGGAGATCTGAATATCATTCTGAGCCTTGGCGTTATCTGCTTCCATCTTGGCTTGCATCTGAGCTACATAAGCCTCCATTGCTGGATCTTGTTGCTGACCTTGCTGTTGGCTTTGCTGCGCCATTTGTTGCTCTTGCTCTGGGGTAATCTCTAGGAAAAACTCGTTAGAGTCCTTAAAGCCAGCAGCCTCAATAAAGCGACCTAATGTCTGTCTATAGTTTGTAAGGCTTACCAATGGATTGTTAATGCCTACAGTCTTAAGGATTTCCTCTTGCTTGCCTAGAACCATAGCGATCATAGCCATCTGCTCTTGCTTGTTTCCTGTGCCTAGACCGACATTGATAGAGATGTCAAAACCATTAGTCCACTCTCTAGGATCAATAGATACATACTTACCACGCAGACGCACAATACGCTCTTTGTCTTGATACTTGCAAAGCAATTGTAGAATCTTTTGGAATAGGTCTTTTACGCCTGTTTCAGCAAATACCCTAGCAATTAACTCAACTTTGCCTGCTGCGCTGTTCTGCATCATAGCAACGGCTGTAGCTGTGCTGTTCTGTAACACATCTGGATTAAGGCCGTTCATCTGGTCTGATACGCCAGTTCTCTTAGCTTGTACAGAATCCAAGTATTCCAGTAATGGGAATGATTGGTTAGCAGTTGGTGGTACTGTTAATGGGATGATGGCTTGGGTATTTTTCATACGCACAATGCCATTAGCTGTAACTGTCAGCAGATCATCTAGGTTTACTTGACCTTCTACCACGCCCATTCTTGGGCTATTAGTCATGTAGAGATTGTCTAGGATCTGACGAGTTACTGTAGATTTAATCAGTTGTATATCTACTGCTCGATCTGCCAGACTATGACCAAAGAACTTGTGTGGCATAGGGATAGGGCAAATAGAACAGAATGGCACGAAATCTACTTCCTCGTTATCTAGGATGTCTGTGCCAGCATAGGTAACTTTACGCAACTCAGCAATACCATCGCCATCAAAGTCTACTTTGATATAAGACTCGATTACCTCGATCTCTTGCATAGAGAAGTCTAGGCTTGCTTGATCGCTTGGCTGCTCGCCTTGATCGAACCTTGCCACATTCTCTTGGTTATAAGTTAAGTCTGCATAAGTAGGAAGGTTATCTACAATATCCTTGTCATATCCCATTGCAATTAACTCTGAGCGAGTAGCCAACTTTCTGTGGGCTACAAATGGCGCATCAGCAATAGTCCTAGCTTTCTTAGAGATTAAGAACTCCTCTGGTGGCACATTCTCTACAATTACTTTGCCAGTTTTCTTAGTCTTTTTGAGCTTAACATCATAAGAGAATATAGGTGGAATCATCATCCCCATTGGATCTATTCCTGCTGGGGCTACTTCTGTAGTCTTTTGATTTACTACTTCCACCTCTGGATCATTGAGAAGCATCGTTACTTCATCTTGTGTCAGATTTTGATACTTCTCTTTGCTGACATCAATCTTCTCATCCCAATAGACCTTAACGATTCCGTTCTTTTGCAAGAGCGCATCCTTAAACCAATTGTGCATAAGCAATACGCCATCGTTATCTCGGCTCATTACCCAATTGACATACTCTGTAGCCTGCTTTGCTTTTTCCTCATCGCCTGGGCCTTTAGGCTCAAAGCGCACAATCTCATCTGACTGAGTAAAGATACGCAATAGTTGTGGCAGCGCACCATCTACTACCTCGGCTACTTCGCCTGTAACGATCTGGCTACGACCTTCTACTTCATTGCCGTATTCATAACGATTGTAGTATTCAAGAGCTTTCCTACGATCATCTGTAGTTTCGCTCTCGATAAAGCCAATAGCGTTATCTATCTCGGCATCGAGTATGCCTTTTAGTGTGCCTTCATCCATTTATACGATCCACTTTGTGTTAATTTTAATTGGTTGCGACCAAGATGTAGTCTGCTCTAAGCCTAATGCCAAATAGCGAAAGGAGTCGCTAGAGTGCGATGCCCAGTCATGCAATGGCTTGTCATAGAACACATTACGCTTTTCGTCATACTCTCGCCTATAGTTTCGTAGGCAATCTAAACCCTGCTTTACCCTTGGCACATTAAACCAGCACTTAGGTAGTAATCTTCTAACTGCTTGTATGCCGTCATCTACTGCGAGCCTTGGTAGAACCTTGCAGTCCAATCCAGCCTCTCTTAGCACTTCTATTCTGCTCTTGCCTGTGCCTAGCTCTCTTACTTCCACATCATGCGGAAGGAGCTGCTCTGCCTTGTGCCAGTTGTTTTCTTTCAGCCATTCTACATACCAATCTAGACCTTGACCATGATTCTCTACATGATCCATCACTCTGAACTCTTGCCCTGCTATCTGCATTACAAAGATTGCAGTTGAGTCCCCAATTCCTAAGTCCCAGGCGCAGTATGTCTTGCATAGATCATCTCTGGTAATCTCGCACATCCGACCCTTTTCCTCTAGGTCGTTAATTAGCTTTCCGTAGTAGCTACCTTCTACAGCAGCATTGAATGAACACTCGTACTCTTGGTTGAATTTATCATCACCCATCTCTGCACGAGCATCTTTTAGTTCTACTTCTGAGATGATGCCTGTTTCACTTGCCTTAAACTCTACAAGACCCCAATCAGCGTTTAACTCTGCTCGATCTCTTAGGTCTTTAAAGTGGTTGTTTCCCTTTGGAGTCCCAATAAAAAGACATTTCCCGTTTCGGTCTGAAAGAGCTGGGCGAATGATCTCGTTCCATATCTTAGGGTTTTGATCGCCAATCTCGTCTAACACCACCATGTCAAAATATTGACCACGCAAACTGTCTGGGTTATCTGATCCGTATAGCTGGATTCTGCGACCCATAAAGTCTACTCGTAACTCTGCCACATTAATTGATGCACCTAATGGCCTTGTGTACTTACATAAATAGTCAAAAGCTACCCTCTTAGCCTGACCATAAGTCGGGGCTATATAGGCGTATCTAGGGGCTTCTTGCTCGTTTTCAAGGGCTGACTTGATAATGTGATTAAGTGCAGCCACAGTTTTGCCCATCCTACGATGAGCGACCCCAACAGTAAATCTATGTGCATCTACTACCTCATGTAGTTTTAACTGAGGCTCTCTAGGCTTGTAGGGTATTACTATTGTTCCCATGAAACTTTAATTACGCCACCATCTGCCCCAGATACTTCTAATGCGTTTGTTTCTTTCCATTGCGCCCTGGTCTTTAACCAAAAGATAGCAGCAGCCGTATTGCCGTTCTTAGCTTGCTGAAATAGGGTTTGACCAATAGAGGCGTTAGCATCTATACGACCATCTTCTAAATCCTTCTTGTAGTGCTTAACCAAAGTATCGTCTGATATATCTAGCTTGCCAGCAATATCTACATATTTAATCCCTACAGCACTAAGGCTTCGGACTAACTTTCTAGTTTCTTCGCTAGGGATATGTTCTACACCTTGCATATCATTCCTTTTCTAACTCCGAAAGTACGGCCTTTTTGCCTGTAAATTGCTCCCATCTACTAACAATAACATCACAATATTTAGGGTCTAGCTCCATAAGATTAGCGCATCTGCCTATTTTTTCAGCAGCAATCATTGTAGATCCTGATCCACCAAACAGATCTATAACTAAATCACCACCCTTACTAGAGTTAGTAATTGCTTTCTCTACAAGAGCTACAGGCTTAGGAGTTGTATGTCCGACCACTCGCTCTTTATCAAACTTCCATAAAGAAGTCTGCTTTCTATCTGAGTGCCAAGAATGAGAACCATTGTCCATCCATCCATAAAGGCATGGCTCATGTTGGCTTTGATAATCAGTTTGGCTCAATGTGAGGCTATTTTTAGCCCAAATAATCATAGAGCTAAAGTGAAAAAACTCTCTAAATACCTTGTGAAATACATCAGCGCATCTATCTGAATGAAAGCAATAGATTGATGCCCCTGATTTTGCTGTAGCAATATAGTTAGCAAATGCTCCTCTGAGCAGATCTTCTAACCCATCTCTAGAATCATTGTTGATTCCTTTGTAATCTACTCCATAAGGCGGGTCTGTAAAAACCATATCAGCCTTTTGCCCATCCATTAACTTATCTACCGCATCTATGCTTGTGCTATCACCGCACATCAACCTATGGTTGCCCAATATGAAGATGTCCCCTAGCTTTGTCTTAGGCTCGTCTGGCACATCAGGCACAGCATCTTCATCCGTTAGCCCTTTTGTTTCCTGTATGGGGTTTAGCAGGGCATCTAACTCATCAGGATCAAAACCTAACAAGGAAAGGTCTATATCGTCTTTTAAGTCTTGCAACTCTAGCGACAGCATAGATGTATCCCACCCAGAATTGAGTGCGATTCTATTATCTGCTAAAACATAGGCTTTTCTTTGTGATTCTGTAAGGTGTTCTAGCTGTATTACTGGCACTTTATCCATGCCTAGCTTTCTGGCTGCCATAAGCCTTCCATGCCCAGCAATGACTGAATTTTCTTTATCTACAAGAACAGGGTTGTTAAATCCAAACTCTTTTATAGATCCAGCTATCTGAGCTACTTGCTCATCTGAGTGTGTCCTGGCGTTTTTAGCGTAAGGAATCAGGGTTTCTACTGATCTCCACTCTATTTTTGTTGCTCCTAACATTCCATTCCCTTTGGGTTAATGGTTGATGATGTTGCTATTCTACAACACTTTTACCACTTTACCTTATTTGCCCAAAAGGCCGCACTCATCTTGCCCCTAGCTATGTTCTTAGCGTGTCTTGCTTTAAATGCTTTATTCCTTGCACTACCGTCTGGACTGCCTTTTTCGCCTTGCTGACCAAAACGAATTGTCTTTACTTGATCGCCATCTTTAGCTACTACTACATGGCTTTTAGTGGGATGGTTTGGAGTTCTTTTGGGCTTGTTGTACCCAGCTACACCTATGCGCTCAAATATCTTGGCAGCATCCCTAATTTTCATTTTTTATAACGAGCTTTTTTGGTAGCTTCGGAAATTGCGATTGCAATAGCCTGTTTAGGATTCTTAACTACCTTGCCACCCTTGCCAGAATGTAGAGTTCCTTCTTTGAACTCGCCCATTACCTTGCCGATCTTGGCTTGCTTTTTGCTCATCTTCATTTTTTAACCCCATAAAAGTAGAGATCTTTGGTAGCCTCTCCTATTCCAAATTCATAAGCAGAGAACATATCGTCTAGCTTAAATTGTTCTACAAAGTCTTGCTCTGTTAAGTTCTTGTAATAATCATTGCAGAATGGAGCATCTGCTGGGCTAGTGCGTTTAGTGCCATGC